GAATATGTTGTTAATGCCATTATAAATTTCCTTCAGCTGTTCTAAAATATCTAAACTCATTACTATTAAGTTTAGTTTTCATAATTTTTCTTTGAATGTCTTTAGGTAATTGAAACCAGTTGTTAGTTCCATTATATTCTTTAGCCCATATAGAAAGTATTAAAGGTGGTATACTTGCCACTCTTTTCATTTCTTTAGCTCCAGATATATAACCATTATCATGATTATAAAGTTCTTTGTTTCTTTTTAACAAAGGGTTTACATTCTGTGAATTATTAATAGTTAATTGACCATTAGATTCTTGAATGTATTTAGTCTTTACTCCAGCATCATATTCAACTGATCTTACTTTACCCATACTATTCTGATAGTTCTGTTACGTATAAATTTACTGATCCAATTACAGCTACTTTTTCGCCAGGCGAAACTTTAAAACACTCAGAAGATTTAGATTCTAAGAAAATTTTAGCATTAGTTGCTGTTGGATTAACTCCAAATTCTATATGACAATCAGCATCAGGTATTACTCTAATATATTCAATATTAGCACTAAATGCAGATGATTGTGCAGACGAACCAGAAGATGTAACTTTTTGTGTAGTTAGAGGTCTCATTGCGTAGTTACTCCCATACATATTTTTATTCCTTTTTGTTTGGGGATGTTGCCATCCCCATAATTAATTATCTTCTTATAACAAATGTTACTACTAATTTTTTAGCACCAGTTGATGCTCCATCAGTAATCATTTCAATTGTTCCATCTTCTAATAGTTCATTAGCTGCTGTAGGTTCTGCTGTGTCTACAGTTCCTGCTGCTGAACCAGAGTGTGCAACAGTTATGCCACCACCAGTTACTGCAGTTCCACCAATTTCAAAAGATATTCCTGCATTAGCACCAGAGATAGCTCCTTGTAAAGCAGTTATAATTTTAATAATTTTTCCACCATCTGGTACAGGTACAAAAGTTGATGATGCTGTACTAATGTCTGCGATAGTAGAAGTTAAAAAATAGTCGTTTAATGTTCTCATTATGTTCCTTAATTGTTCCGATCTTAACCCTTTCTCAGATCTTCAATTGTTTAGAATCTGCTGGGGGAGCAGATTAAAAGGTTACTCCCCCAAACAGTTATTATTATTATGAAGTAGTTAAGTCAGCTACTAAGCCTGAAGCTCCTTCGTTTCTAGATTCCAGAGTTGCTTCAACAAGAAGTTGTCTTTTCTCTGAGTCACCAGTCTTAGCAAGTTCATGCATAGAGAAGTCTCTTAAGAACGCAATTCCCCAGTATTCCATGTCTAGTACATAAGCGTCTCTATCTCTAGAGAATCTGTTAGGTACTACTTGCAATTGACCGAAGTCAGATGCGTACACGTCTACTGAAGTGTATAAAGTAGCGTCTGCACCAGCATCAAATCTAGTAGAATTACCAGTAAAGCCTGATAATTTTTGTTTGTTGAAAGGGCCAACCATAACCATAGAAGGATCCCCACCAGCATTCCATACTGATTTAATAACTGATTTTAATTGAGCTTCTGTGAATGCTCTTTGAGTACCATCTGTGTGAGCTGCATTTCCTGCACCTGCACCAGAAGCACCATCAGATGCTAGGTCATCATTAGTAGTGACCCAAGATCCAAGAGTTCCCATTTTTCTTGCAGTTGTTGAGTTTCCACCTACTTCTGCAATGTTGCCTGTAATAGTAGCTTCCATATCTCTTTTAAGCTCTTTAGCTCTTTTAGCGATTTGGTATGCTAATTCAGATGCTCTACCTGCTTTGTCTACAGATTCTTGAGTACCAGTAATAACTACAGTTTTATCCATAATTTGTGTACTGTTAGAAAGTCTAGTAGTTGCAGTTGATGCATCTAAAGTTGCTTCATCACCTTCAATAACAGCATTGTTAGTTGCTGCTGCTGCAAGTGAATCAGTTTGCCATTCGTGAAGAACTGCAGTTGCTTGTGTTTTAGCTGCAGAACTTAGGAAAGGCGTATCTGTTGGTGAGATACTGTAGATAACGTCAGAAAGATCTTCTCTTTCACCGACTGAATCATACGTATCAAACGTGTTAGTTGGTTGTGCCATTGTTTATTTCCTTTGTTGAGATTTAAGATTAATCATATCTGCTATTGCTGACTGAGCATCTCTTATGTGACCAGTCTTTCTTAGCGTCTTGATTTTATTTCTTACTTCCTCTCTACCTGAACTAACATTCGATCTAGCAACACCAGCTTTTAAAACTTTAGGAGCATTAGCAACCTTCTTAGAAACTATAGGTCTTTTGTCTTTTTGAGACTTAAAACTCATAGCATCTTTTGCTACCATTAAAAATCTATGGTCTGCAAGGCTACCTATCTCTTGGTCGTTAAAACCATAATCACGTAACGCAGTACGCATATTAAGTTTAAAAGAGTCAGCTTTATTTGGATCGCTAAACTCTGGTATTTTTGTTGCAGCTAATTCTTTTTGTGTTTCAAGGTAAGACTCATACTGTTTAGTTTGAGCTTCTCTTGCACTATTTTTTAAAGATTCAATGTGTTGCTTTTCTTGTCTTAATTGAAAGTCAAGTCTAGCAGCTTCAGTTGGATCTTCTTGATATAGTTTAGCAAGATCTTGTCCACCTTGTTTTTGTTCAACAAATTGATTAGCTGTCGAAATTAAATCGTTTAGTTCATTTAAACGAGTATCGTAAGTTTGACGCAAACTATTCTTTTGAGTTTCAAGATCTCTCTTTTCCATTCCTAAAGTATGAGTTTTTTGTCTATAATCCGAGTCTCTAGAATATCCTGCCTTCAGTTCATCGAGGCTCACCTCAAGCTCTTGACCACTTACTTTTACTCGGTGGAGCTCTGGTGTCTCTAATTCTGTTGGTGTTTCTTCTGTTGTCTCAGTATTTTCAGTAACCTGTTCTTCTGGAGTTTCATTCGACTCAGATTGACTCTCTTGAACTTCCTGTTTCTCAGGAGTTGGTTCTGAAGGTTCTGCTTTAGTTTCTGGTACTTGGTTGTCCTGTTTAGGATTCAGTAATCCAGAAATTTTTTCTGCTGCACCTTGTATATTTTCTTCTGCCATATCGTTCCTTTCATGGTTGACGAATTTGAAGTTTCGTTAGATTAACTTCGTTTATTTAGATTCTCAAGATCTACTTGAGCAAGTTTTCCACTAGACATAACACTAAGCAAATGCCCTCGGATTTTATCTACCATATTAAAGGCTACCCAAAGGTTTCTTCGCTTGTCATCATCTGCGAAAGATGTATTAAAAATCTCTTGTCTATAAATTTCTAAGAGATCGTTAAATGCTGTTTTTAGAAGGGGATCGTCCAGCAGTTGCTGGGCTCTCTTGCCCTCCCTGATTATTGTTTCCTTGTCCATCATTAAAGAATTGTTTTTGTCCTCTTACTATTTGACCCATTAGATCTCCTGATTTTTGTAAATCAGTTTGTTCTAACATAGATCTTCGTTTAAGTTCTAACTCATCAATCTTGGTATTGTATTTCAATTCCATTTCTTTTATAGCTAGTTCATAATCTAGAAGTGCTTGTCTCATTTTACCTTCTAAGTTTTTAGCTTCTGTTTCAGCTTTTAACTGTGCACGTTGGTTCTCACCTTGTACTTGAGCTAATGTTACCTTCTCAAACTCAGTTGGTGGTTTAGGAGGTATTGGAGGCATTGATGCTGCACCGACTTCTGGATCCATAAAGTAAGGTTCTATACTATTTAGACCTGCATTTTCAACTAATTTTTTCAAAGAGTTATAAATATTTCTAAGATTAACCATTGGGCCATGAACATTTTGTTGTAGATTAATTGCAGACATTTGTCTTTCTAATATTGCATTCATTAATATTAACTGTTGTTCTTTTGATCCAGTACCTAATCCTACTTGTACTGTTATATTAACTCTGTCTTTCCATTCGTAAGGTCTCATAGGTATATATTTACCTCTAATTCTTACAATTTTTTCTTTGTTTTGATACTTGCAAGTAAGTTCAAACATTTTTAAGGCTAGATCTTTTACACCAGTCTCAGCAAAGATTCTGGCGATTAACTCCATTCTCATTTGTGATTGTGTCAGAATTTGGTTCTGGCCAGTTGCTGTACTATTATTTAGTGTGTTTGCATCTAGCCCTTGTGATGTTCTTGTAACGCCTGTTCTAGTTTCTTTTACAGAATCTAGGTAGGCTAACATACCACTTGCTTGTTCAGTAATCGGTTGTGCCTGTATAGGCATCATTACATTTTGAGGAGGTTGTTTAGTTCTAACAATTCCTCCAGGACGATTAGTTAATAAGTCATCCATTGCAACCTGTCCATCTTGTACTGCAACTCTATTGTTATTTGTTAGATACATATTATCTAACATCTGTCGCATTACAGTAGACTTAATTAATTGTATATCTTCTACTAATTCAGCTACACTTCTTCCATAGAATCTGTGTGGCATAATAACTGGAGTCATTGATACAAATGGCATTGTATCTATTTCTTCCATGTCTAATAATTTTTTACCATCACCTGCTACTGTGATTTTTAATAGTTCTGCTTTACCATCACCATCTACATCCATTCTTACATAGCATTCATGTATTAAAACATCTTGTGTACTTTTATCACCATCTGTTTCTCCATGTGAAAAATCTACGCTTTGATGTCTTGTAAATTTATCTTCAGTATAATAATCTCCATCACCAGTTGGTAGTGATGCTACTACATCTGGATCATATCCCATTTCAACTAATTCTGTTCTTGTTTTGTTTACTCTATGACAAACAAAGTTTGCAGTATCAATGGACTTACATCTTCTTTCAATAAGAAATTCTTCTGGTGGAACAGGATCTATTCGAACCTTTCCATATAATTTTGTTCTATGTATTACAACATCATGTAAAGGAATTTTATCTATTTCTTTTCCTCTTTCATCTGTAATAGCTTCTTCGTATTTTGTATGATTAGAAACTTTAACTTGTGCGTCTACAACAAGATCATTAAATTCATCATCAGTTAATCTTGTATATTCTTCTCTTTCAGTTTTAGCTGCATCATCCCAATATACTTTAAGTATTCCATTTTTTTGGATTAGTGCATCTTTGAATGCAGTATATAAAGATAAGAACCCATCGTTCTCTTTATAAAAGATATAGTTTAAATAGTCAGAACATTGTCTAGCCATTTCTTCATCTTCAGGCCCCATGCCTTCACAGTTAAATACATTATCACCTGATGTAAATATTCTCATCAATGATGGCATTAAACTTTCTACTGTATCTAAAACATCGTTAGATACTACTTGCGATCTACCTTCTTGTTCATTACCAAGAGGTGATCCTAAATAATATTCTAATGATTTTTTTCTTCTAGCTACAAGTTCTCCACCAATATAACCTGATGCGTTATGTATCTCTCTACTTACTACTGATAATATTTCTTGATTTGATTTTGGTTGTTTTTTCATACTACGTATTTTGTATCTATATTAATTGGTTTATCCCATTCTGTTGTATCAATAGGATCATGAACACACCCATATCTAAATGCATCACTTGCGTGTGAGCACCAGTCATGGAGAGGTTTATTTTTAAACACTTGGTTCTTATCGTCCCATTGTTTTCGATACTGTCTCAAAGCATCTAATCCTGTTTTACATTTAACTCTATCAAAATAACAATTAGCTAAAGTATTTCTCACAGATTCAATTCCATGATCTACTTCTAACTTAGGTGCTACTTCAAAGTCAATCCCTAATTCTTGAGCTACTTCTAATCTTGACTTACCAGTTCCAAGCTCACGTGCCATTATATCGTGTGGAGCTATATGTCTGCTATAAGCATAATCTTTCTCCATAAGTATATCAGCATAGTGTGCTAATGATTCACCAGAAGTTTCATAATAATCTATTAAATGAATTTCACTTCCTATTCTTTGTGCAAACCATATTGCAGTTGAATCTCCTATCCCCAAATCCCACCACGTTTCCACTCCTGCGTTATCATCTACAGGTACTTCACCTATTCTTTCTTCTTTATCTGCTTTGGTTATCAGTCTACCATAATAACTTCCTGATACTGCTGCTGTAAAAGAACACTCAAATTCTTGTTGGTATTGTTCTTCAGTCATTATAGCACGAGCTTGATCTAGCTCATCATCTGGTATTACTCCTGTTTCAGATGCTCTATATAACTTACCATACCAATCTTTATGACCACGTTGTGCAAAGTCAAATACTTCCCAAAACTGGTTATGACCCATTGGCGTACCTATAAATAAAACCGATCCTAGTTTATCTGATACTGCTGGTCTTACAATTTCTGTCCATACTCTTGGAGACATAATAGCATATTCGTCCATTACAACTTTATCAAAGCCCATTCCACGAATACTATCTGGATTGTCTGCCCCAAATATTTGAATACGTGATCCATTAAATAGATCTATTCTTAATTCTGTTTCGTTTCTACTACCACCAAAATGCATTAATGGTTTTGTGTAGTATTTTAAATATTCCCAAGCGATAGCCTTACCTTGACGATAAGTTGGTGCTATGAATGCACATAAACTTCTTTGTTTATCTGCTGCTGTTTTAATTAATTCGTTAATAGCTAATACTGATTTACCAAATCGTCTATGACATACAAGAACACTAAATCTTTTAAGTGATGCGTGTACATCTTGTTGGTAAGGTCTTGGCTTATAAGGTATCTCTACTTCAGCGACTTTTTTCTTAGTCGTCTTTTTGCCAGGAGACTTTGATTGCAATTGGTTCATCTGTTCCTATTTTAGTATTAGTTGATGCTAATCTTGCATGAACAAATGGTGCTGCCTTTTCGGCTGCGTACATCTTACGTTCAGGTGAGCTCATAGGATTGTTTAACACAGATAATAAATAATCCAAAGGAGAATGTTGGTATTTTACAGCCATCTCCTCCATAGATTTCCAATTCTTTTTAGTCTTTGCACCAGCAGGTCTACCAGCTCCAGGTCTTTTACCACCATGGTTATCTGATTTAACTTCGTTTTCGTATGTTTTATCTTCTTCAACCATTATAACATCCATTTACCTTTTTTATTATATTGTCTAAAAGGAGTTCTTGATGCAGTTTTTTCACCTTTATTAACTATAGCTTTACCACCATAATATAAACC